CGGGGCCGCCTCGGGGACCGTCAGCTGCTTGGTGGTCTCGATCGGGCGGCCGACGGTCGTGCTGACGGCGCGCAGGATCTCGTCGCGGTCGCGGACGCCGTTCTCGTTGAACACGACGCGGATCTTCGTGAGCTGCTCGGGCGTGGCGAACCTCGTTGTCAAGGTCTGGCCGTTCGGTGCCGCCGTCTTCTGTTTCGCGGCGTCCTCGGCGCGCAGCTCGACCAGGATCGACCTCGCCTCGGCCTGCGTCAGCTGCGCCAGGTCGGTGATGTCGCGGCGCACCATCGCCGAGACGGCGGCGAGCCCGGACTTCGGGTTGTCGATGCCGCGCACGGCGCGCAGTCCACCGACGAGCGCGTCGATCTGTGTCTGGTCGGCGGTCGGCACCAGCGGCGATGGCGGGGAGGCCTGTGGCATCGTGGCCCACGGGTCCTCGTCCGTCGCCGTCTCTGCCGCCAGGGCGGCCCAGCGCGCGTCATAGGCGCCCTGCAAGTCGGTGCCGTCGGCGATGCTCACACCGCCGCTGTTCGCACGAGTGCCGATCTCGCCGCCGATCGCCTGGAGCGCCTGACGGCTGTCCGCGGCACCGATGCGGGCGCGGACGTCGGCGAGCCACTGCGGGTCGGTGACGACCTCGGCGGCACGCTCGTAGCTGGTTGCATCCGGGTCAGGCTCGTCAGTGGGCAGCGCGAGCAGCTGAAGCAGCGCGATTCGGTAAGCCACGGACATCGCCTTCGCGGTGCCCTTGTCGCCGGAGTCGAATGCTTCGCCAGGGACGACGACGTCCAGGTGGTCGCCGGCCGGTCCCCAGAACTGGTAGCGGACCTGCACGGTGCACTGCTGCATCGGGGTGCGGTTGCCACCGGTGAGGATGTCGCGGTAGGTCGCGGTCTCCAGGACGGGGGTTGGGACGACGCCGGCCTTGCGCAGCGCTGGGCCGACGGCGTTGACGACGGCGTCGATGCCGCGGAAGTGGAACTTCTGCCCGGGGTTCCAGCCGTCCTTGCCGACGTGGGTGACGTCGGCCATGACGGAGCCGATGAGCTGGATGATGTTCGGGGTAGCGGTCTCGGTGGTGTTCATGATGTTGCTCCCGCAGTGGTCACGGTGGTCTGGTCGATCGCCCGGCTCGACGCGCACGGCGCGACCTTGAGCGGGGCGCTCAGCAGCCCGTAGCGGTAGGCGATCGTGATGGCCTGAACGCGGTCACGAGCCCCGAGCCGACGGAGCAGCGCACCGATGTGCTTGAACGTCCGGTCCAGGGACAGCCCCAGAGTTGCGGCGACGTCCTCGGTGGAGCCGCCGGCGTCCAGGCAGGCCAGGATCTGACGCTCGCGCCGGGTCAGCACGATCGGCTCGGTGGCGGTGTAGTTGAGCCGGCCGGACTGCTCCGCCTCCGCGAGCAGCGCGTAGCGGCGGCCGAGCTCGGCGTGGACGTCGGCGCGGCACAGAGCCTTGAAGCTGCCACGACGGGTCAGGCTCTCGGCGATCGCCAGATGCGCCTCGGCCTGCTCGCGCAGCTTCGCGACGATGACCTGGCTGATCTCGTAGTCGAGGTCTGACATCACACGCTCACCCCCAGAAGGCGGCCGGCGAGCAGGACCAGCCGGTCGTACCGGCCGGTGTCCGGGTAGTCGTACAGGTGGCCGGCCACGTCTGCGCAGCAGCGGCGCATGTCGCAGCCGACGGCGGTCAGCTCTCGGTCCAGGACGTCGGCGACCTGCTCGGCGGTGAGCGCGTCCGGGTCCACGGTCAGGTCGTGTGCGAGCAGCTCGGCGACGACGGCGACGGTGAGGACGATGGTGGGCTCGTCGACCTGCTCGGCGCTGGCCCAGTGGAAGTTCTCGCCGGGCAGGTGCGGCGTGAAGCACTTCAGCGTGACGTCGTCGGTGGCGGTGCGCAGGTGGTAGACGGGCCGGTGGTCGGAGTCGACCGACACAACCCGGGGCAGGGTCGCGGTGGTCACCGTTCCGCCTCCTTCGGGAACGCGGCGAGCGCGGCGTGCGGCTGCCAGTCGACGACCTCGACGGTGCGGGTGGTGGCCTTGCCGACCTGGCTGAGCCGTGCGTACACGTGCAGCGGGAACGGGCCGAACATGGCCTCGATGCCGCCGTACTCGCCGCTGTGGCGCTGGGTGACGGTCGCGCCGGCCTCGGCGGCGTCCTCGGCCAGGGAGGCGATGCGGTCGGGCACGTCCTTGCCCTCGCCGCAGTGGTCGCCGACGAAGACGTTGATGTCGTGGCCGCGCAGCCGGATCAGGGGGGCGATGTCGGGTCGGGCCTGGATGAGCGCGGCGAGGTTGCGCAGGCCGTCCATGGCGAGGTTGATGCGGCCGAGGGCTTCGGCGACGTCCATCTGCTCGGCGTCGGTAACGGCGGGGCGGTCGTCGAGGGCGGTCACAGCGAAGCCTCCGCCCGGATCTCGTTGGCGACGCCGTCCACGAGGTCGGCCTCGACCTCGGCGACGGCGGTCAGGACCTCGGCGCGCAGCTGGTGCTCAGCGAACAGCCACACGTTCTGGATCGTGTCGAGCTTGCGCACGACGTCGGTCGTCAGGCGCGTGATGGCTTTGGCGGTGTCGGCTTCGATGCCGAGCAGGGCGTCGGCCCAGTCGGTGCGCGGCGCGGCCTGGTTCAGCAGCTTGGCGAGCGGCGCGGTGACCATGGTCAGGGCGTGGCGGATCTGCTCGGCGGGGGTCGGCGGGGCGTCGGCGGCACGGAGCTCGCGCAGAACCTCGGCGGCGATGCCGGGACGTCCGGCGAGCGGAGCCGGGGCGACGCCGCGCGGCTTCTCGACGGGGACAAGCGCCTCGTCGTGGCGGGGGCGGTGCTTGGTCAGTACCATCGGTACATCACCTCTCGTTATGAGGGCTCAGGTGGTCAGGCCCCGGTCCGTTGCTGCGGATGCGGGGCCCTGTGCTACGCGGCCTGCGGCAGCGTGGCGGTCTTGGCGCGCTTGGTGGGCGCGACCAGGCGGGGGTTGATGATGAAGGCGAGGTGCTTGATCTCCTCGTCGGTGAGGGGCGGCCAGTCGGCAACGACGGCGGCTCCTGCGGCGAATATGCGGTCAAGCTCGCGCTGACGGCGCTCTGCCGGACTCACGACGCGATTCCGGTAAGCGCTCGCACATCGACGTCCAGCGCCTCTGCGATGCGGGTGCACATCCTCTTGCGCGGCGTGATGTCGCCCCGTTCGAGGCGACAGATGTAGCCGGAGCTAACGCCAATGCGCCTGCCGAGCTCACGCTGGCTCAACCCGCGAAGCTTGCGGATTTCCTGGATGGTGATCGGGTTAGGCTCGTTCACAAAGCCGATCGTAAGCCGATTCTGCTTACTCTCACAACCCCTGCGCGCTGCTTATTTTCTGCCAAGATCGCTTACTGTGCTGCTAGAGCGAGTGCGCCAGGGAAGCGCTACGGCGCACAGTCGTCGGCAAAGCGCTGGTTATGACCTTGAGTGGGTGCTATTCCGCTGCCTTGCGATCAGGCATCATTGGCACCATGGAGCCGAACTGGACCGCCCTCGCTGCCGCCATCAAGAAGCGGCGCACCGAGCTTCGCTTCAGCCAAGACGGCCTAGCCGGCGAGGCGAAAGTCTCCCGGTCGACGATCCAGAAGCTGGAGTGGGGAACCGCTCGCCCAGAGTGGAAGACTCTCCAACTCGTTGAGAAGGCGCTGGGGTGGGCACCCGGAAGCGCCGACGACGTGCTTCATGATCAGGCGCCCACTCTCGCGAGCAGCGAGAAGCGAGTCGACGAACTGGGCATCGGCGAGTCAGCAGGCGACTACACCCGCCGGGAAGCCGCCGAACCAGACCTTGCCGTGGCCCTCGACCACATCGTGCTCGATCTCGTTGCCGCCGTCGCGCCCGGAACGACCATCGCCGAGGTGAAGGAATTACAAGCCAGGGCCTTGAGAACCGCTGAACGGCTCGGCATCAAGCCGCGCAAGCGAAGAGTGGACGAGCATAACGAGGACGACCCGGAGAGCTGATCCCCGGGTCGTCGCACGTTCGAACGAACTTTCGCATCAGATGACATAGACACCTTGCGTACCAGCGGGTATGGGAGCAGAGTGGATCGTCCGCCCCCTTGCCGGGGCTTACGATCGGGAGGCCAGCGTGACCGCGGATCAGCCTGCTCAACCAGAACCCTTAGTCGTCACCCTCATCTTCGAGGACCTCAACGGACACGGCGCATACGGCTACAGAGCCGAGGACGGAACACCCACCGTCCACGCCGACCGCAAAGTCCTCACCAACGATCCGGCCGCGCGGGCCACCGCCTTCTCAGCACTCGTCAGGCAGACCGGCGGCGGCGAAAACTAGCCCCCCCCCCCCCCCCCGCGTAGGCAAGCTCCGGCCGCCACGACGCGCCACCGCGTCATTTCCCCACGGCGGCCTTTTCTGTGCCCAGAACCAGACGCAACCCCAGCGGCTTCCGCTCGATCACCACCGAACTCGAGTCGAACCCGCGGCCCCGCCGCGACGGCAGCAGCTCCACCGTCACCGTCGCCCGTACAATCGCCCGACGCCGGTTGATCGGCAACGCGGCCCACTGCTCCCGCGACATGTTCTGACACCCGTCGAGCACGTGAACCGCCCGCTGCGACGCCAGCCGCGACCGGGCTGCCGCGATCCGCTCATCGAGCCGGCGCAGCACCGCACTCAGCTCCAGCGGCGACATCGTGTCCGACTCGGCGAACTCCTCCTGCGCCTCCTGGCGTCTCTTCTCCAGCGCTTCAAGCTCGGCCACCGCACTACCGTCGCTCCTGTTCGCCGCGAGCTCGGCCCACAGCCGCGGATCAGCCAGGCGCGTCAACACGGCCCCGGACACGAACGCGTCCAAGTTCTCCATGTTGCGCCGCACCCGCTGCTCACACTCCAGATTCGAGCACCGGTAGCTCAGGGGCTTGCCACCCGCGCCATGGAACACACCGACCGTGCTCCCACACGCCCGGTGCACAGCGATCCCCGTCAGCAGATACTTCGACGCCGAAACCGGCACAGCCGGCCCGAACTGCTCAGCCCGCGCGCCGCACGCCGTCTGCAACGCCTCCCACGTCTCCCGCTCGATCAGCGGCTTCCACTTCCCCTTGCCAACGACCTCGCCCTTGTACACCGACAGCGCCGCGTACCGCGGGTTCCGCAGCATCTTCCCGAACGCCTTGAGCGTCCAGGCGTTGCCGGGGGTGGTGAGGATGCCGCGCCGAGTCCAGTCGCGCAGGATCGAGGTCTTCGACTCCCCCGCGAGCACCCGGGCCGCGGCGGCGCGGTACTCTGCGGCCTCCTCGTCGTGGATCTTGCCGCTGCGCTTGTAGCCGAACGGCCGGTAGCCGCCCTTCTTCATCTTCCCCTTCGCCGCCCGGTCGGCGTGCGCGTCCCGGGTGCGCCGGGAGATCGTGTCGGACTCGTTGCAGGCCTTCGCGACGTCCTGCCGCAGCCGGTACCGGTCGTCGGCGTCGTCCAGGTTACGGCTGGTCGTTGGCGAGGCCAGGCGCAGGCCCTTGCCGTCTGCGAGGTTCAGCAGGATCTCCAGGTCCCATGGCTGCCGGATCAACCGGTCGCCGTGGTAGAAGATGATGGCGTCGACCTCGCCGCGTTCGACCATGGCGAGCATCGCGTCCCAGTCCGGCCGGGAGCGATTCCGCTTCCACGCGCTCTTGTTGTTGTCGCAGAACACGAACACGACGTCCCAGCCGAGCCTGGCGGCGAGCTTGCGGCAGATCTTCTCCTGCCGCTTCACCTTCACGGTGTCGCCGTGCATGGCCAGGGATATCCGGCAGTAGATCACGGCCCTGATGCGGCGCTTGTAGACATCCACCATGTGTGCACTATAAGGGACCTCGACCAATTGAAGGCCCTTCTCTGACGCACTTAACCGCGAGCTGCATCCCGCGCTCTACGCTGCCACCATGACCTCTGACTACGTCCTGGTGACCACGACCACTGACACCGCCGAGGAGGCCCGGGCCCTCGCCGAGGCGATGGTGACCCAGCGCCTGGCGGCCTGCGCCCACATCGAGCAGACCGACTCCGTCTACTGGTGGGACGGCGCCGTCCAGAGCGAACACGAGTGGCGCGTCGAGTTCAAGACCGTCGCCTCTGCCCGGCTCGAGCAGCTGAAGGCGGCGATCCTGGCCGCGCACTCCTACGACACACCGCAGGTGATCGTCACGCCGATCCTGGACGGCTCGCCGGCCTACCTCCAGTGGCTCACCGCCGAGACCACACCGCGGTAGCAGCTACACGACGGCGTGAATCCGCTCGCGCAGGTCGACAGTAGCCGTGCTGTCGGGCAGACGCTGCGCAAGCTCGGCAAGCCGGATCCGGCCCATCGTGGTGTCGTCCTGGACGGTGGCGTCCAGCGCGCGCTCGCCAACCTCCATCGCCCGGTCAACGTCGCCGGCAGCGAGATAGCCGGCGGCGACATCCCCGAGCACTGAGCAGCGGATCTTCGCGTCGTCATCGCCGAGCGCGGCCAGGGCGTCGTCGGCGGCCGCCTCGAGCTCCGGGTGGCCGAGCCGGGACAGCGTCGACACCGCCATCGAACCCAGCCGGGCCCGGCGGAAGAACCGCGTCCACGCCTGCTCGCCACCGGGCGGCGCGTAGTCGAACGCGGTCCGCGCCCGCTCCAACGCCCGCACCGCGCCCTCCCGGTCGCCGGCCTTCGCCGCCTCCTCCGCCTCCCGGGCCGACAGCCACGCCTGCGCCGTCGCGTAGCCCGGCCCGCGGACGTTGCCCTGCGCCTCGGCGAGCATCTCCCGGGCGCGGACCGGACCGACGCCATAGGAGGCGTAGCCGAGGGCCAGTGCGCCGACCGCGCCGTGCCCGGCAACCTGCGATGCGCGCGCGGCCACGCCGTAGTAGCGCAGCGCCGCCGCATGGTCCCCGAGATCCCAGCTCATCCAGCCGGCCAGCGCGGCCGCCTCCCCGGCGGCGATCGCCAGCTGCCCGCGGAACGGGCCGGCCGACGGCAACAGCGCCGTCAGCGTGTCCAAGTGAGCCGTGAGCCGGGCAATCATCAGCCGGGCCGGGATGTGCTCCTCGGAATCGAACATGCCCTCGGTCGTAGCCGTCAGGGAGTCGGCGGTCTCGCGGTCAACCGCGGAGCCGTCCAGAGCGGCTGCCAGGCGCCCCCAGGGCTCTGCTGCCGCACCGGCCGCCAGCGCCGCGGCGCCGAGGAAAGCCCGGCGGTCCATGTCCTCCTCCGTGCTGGCGTCGTCGTCCATCAGGACGCCGATCCGGTCCAGCCGCCGGGACTGACGGCTGGCCTCCACCGCCTTGCGGACCTCGCGGACCGGGATGCCGTACACCGCGGCGATCGCGTCGTGGTAGTGCGGCGTCGGAAGCCGCTTCTCGGTCTCCCACCGCTTCGGATTGTCCGCACTGCACTCCCGTCCCATGACCGTGCCGATGGCCTCGGCCACCTGTTCGCGCTTCCGGCCGGACTGCTCGCGCAGGTGCCGCAGCAGCGGGCCGATGCCTTCGGGGTTCATCATGGGCGCTCTCCAAAGCCTGTGGGAGTCCTGATACCCATTCTGGCCCCCTAACCTGGCCCCCCGCACGAAAATGGCCCCCCTCGTGGCTCCTGACGTGCGGATTCGATCGGCGTTCACTGGATCAGGGTCCTGCACCGAACCGCAGCGGCCCCTTACCGAGGCCGCGACTACCAAGGGACGAACCCGTGCAGGTCCAGCCGATCACCTACCCACCGGGCGATCACCTCGATCAGACGCTCCTGGAGCGCACCGACGCGCGCATTGCCCAGCTCGAGGAGGACCTGGCTCTGTTCCGCGCGCTCCGGGCGCGGCTTATCGAAGGCGAGGACGTCGAGCAGGAGGTGACTGGTGAGTAGCACGCCGCGTGAGATGGCCGGCCACGTGTTCGCTACCGAGGACACGCCGCCGCGGACCGAACCCCGGTTCTGGCTACGCCGCTGCAACGGAGCCGAACCCGGTGAGCTCGTCGGCCTCCTGGACGCCGACTGGTGCACGCAGCAGAACGACGTCATCGGCACCCTCGAGACCGGCCTGTCCTGGACAGCGCGCGGCACCCAGGACCCGCGCTCGCCCGACCGCGTGTTCACGCTCACGCCGCTCACCGACGCCCAGGCAGCCGCCTGGATCCGCGCCAACCGCCGGAACACCACGTGAACGACACGCGCCTCGACCAGCTGGCCGCGCTCACCCGCCGCCAGGCCGAACTGACCGTGCAGATCCAGGCCGTCGCCGTTGAGCGGCGGGCCCTGCTGCGCGACCTCATCGCCGACGGCTACAGCAAACGGCGCCTGGCCGACGTCATGGGCCTGGACCGAAACCGCATCTACCAGCTGCTCCGCGACAACGACATACCGAACAAGGGGGAACCACCATGCGTCACCGCATCATCCGACTGACCGCCGCCGCGGTCCTCGCGCTCGCGCTCACCGCCTGCCAGTCCACCGCCAGCAGCGGCAGCTCCGGCGGCTCGACCTCCGGAGGCAGCTCCGGCGGAACCACCGGCGGCAGCGTCCCCAGCGCGCTCGCCTCCGCCGACGTCCACTCCGTCCCGGACCCCGCCGACGAGGGAAAAGGACCCGGCACGCGCACCTCGGACGACTTCGACGGCTGCTCAGTGTGGTTCGGCTACAGCAAGGCCAGCGCCTCCACCTACCTGATCGCCGCCGACAAGTACGGCATCGGCGGCCACGTCACCTGGAAGTGCTCGAAGATGGGCGCCAACATCGACCGCCTCCGCTTCACGGCGCGCCTGGAGTACGCCTTCACCCTGGGCGGCCCGTACACCGCAGAGCCGTCGTCGACGACCTCCGGCGGCGGGACGTCGCCGAGCGGTAGCCTGTTCCCGCTGACCGACCACTGCACCACCGACTGGTGGCGGGTGCGCGTCACGATCGGATGGGACGAGACCCTCGGCGGCCCGATGAGCCGGCCCGACCTCGTCTCCGAAGCTCGGAAGGTGACCGATGCGGACTGCAACCGCGAATGACCTCGGCGGCGATGGCGGCCTGATTCTGCGGCAGCTGCGGGTCCTGGAGCACTCGCATCAGCAGGAGGGCGGCCTGGGCGGTCGCTGGCGTGCTCGGCGTGTGCGGCGCATCCGGCGGCAGCTGCGGAAGCTGCTCGCGCCGTGATGGGGCGCCGGGAACGGCTCGGCTACGCGGTCGCCATGGCGCGCGGTGAGCTGCGCGGCGGCGACCGGCGCTGGTGGGCCTACGGCAGCGGCGACGGAGCCCGCGAGGTGGTCGTGGCCGCCCCGGCATGGCCGGCGCGACTGCGAGACGCACAGCGGACGTTCCGCGCCGCGCTCGCCGCCGCCCGGGACGCCGGCTGACCACACCGACGCCGCGGTGCCACACGGCCGCTGGCGGCCACGCCGACGCCCAGCCGACGAAGAGACGGCGGAGCGTCGGCGTGTCAGCTCTCCCGCAGCACCAGATACGCAGCCAGCACGCCCTGACAGTCCATCTGCGACCCAGCCGGAATCGACTGATCGAGATGCCGTAGCAGCGTCAGCGCGGTCTCGTCCGTCACGCCGTGGCTCGTCAGATCCGTATAGGAGTTCTCGACGAAGCGGGCGGTGTCCTTTGTGGAGTTGGTGCACTTGCCGGACAGCACGTCCAGCTCGGCACCGTACGCCGACTCGTTGTTGCCGCCGTTGCCGTGGTCCGCGTCGAACTGCCGCAGCACCCGGGCGCCGGTCTGCTGATCCGACACGGTTTGGGAGTTCGACGACGAACCACCCGACGACGCATTGTGGTTCTCAGCGATCTTCCACCCCACGAAGCCAATAATTCCGGCAAACACGAGTACTGCAAACCAGGTCTGCGCCTTGTACGCGCGGGTCTTCTCCGCCACACCTACCCCCTCGTTCCCGACACCCGGAGGCTCAGAGTAAGGCTTCTGATGCCCTGTGTCAGGGGCTCGGCGGCCAATGCTTCGTCATCCCCTGGGAAATCAGCGCCGTCGCCGAGTTTCCGAAATGACGTCAACATAGCTCGCAACATGGCGGCCGACGCCGTTCCGACGCCCCGCCGGGCCACGACGGCGCGACGTCTACGCGTTCCGGAGGATGGCGATCACGGAGCGGCGGGCGTAGCGTCAGCGCTCTAACTCGGGCACACCACCGTGGGGGGACCATGGACGAGCGCGACGAACCGCTACGCCGCCGCGGCGGCGGTGACAACGCGGGCGACTACGGATATACGGTCGGGCAGCCGCCCGGCTACAACGCGCCGCCACCGTCACAGCAGTGGGCGCGTCCGCCTGCGGCGCTGGCCAAGCACAAGCGCACCACGCCACTGTGGGTCACCATCGTCGTCGGCATCGCAGGCCTGGTCATCGGCACCGGCATCGGCAGCGCCGGCAAGAGCAAGACGGACACCTCCGCGACCGGTACGACCTCCTCGACGTCCTCGGCCGGACCGGCGGCATCGACGCCCGAGAAGCCCACAACATCTACAGCCGCAGCCGCAGTTGCGCCGGCCGACAAGAGCGCGAACGGCGACGTCACCCTCGGCAAATTCACCGTCGACGCCATCGGCGCCGTCACCGTCCCAGTGACCGTGATCAACCACTCGTCGAAGAAGAGCAACTACATCATCGAGTTCGAGGTCGACGACGCCAACGGGATCAAGATCGGTGACGGGCTTGCCTCGACGAACAACATCGCGCCGAATCAGAAGGCGCAGATCTCCGGTGTCGCCCTCGGCAACGGCGACGGCCAGCCCACGACAGTGAAGCTGACCAGCGTCACCCGATACGCGTCCTAGTGCTTCAGCAGCACCTGGACCACGGCCGCGCCGGCCGCGCCTAGCGTCCCGGCGCCGCCGACCAGAATCCACACCTGCCTCGACAGGCCGGCCACCTTCGTCTCCAACGCCTCCTGGCGGCGGTCGCTCTTGTCCATCCGGTCGTCGCGCTCCTTGAACTCGGCGGCCAGCCGCGCGTCACGGTCCCGCAGCTCCACGGCCAGACGCGCGGCCCGCTCATCCGCGACCTTCTCGCTCTGGTCCGACCGCGCCATCAGCAGCGCCAGCGCGCCCTTCGTCTCGGCGTTCCCGACGTCTACCGCGGCCTGAATACGCTCCAGCCGAATCTCCACGCTCGCATCGGTGGTGTTGGGCATCGGTCACGACACCTGCCCCGGCGGTGGTACAGCCCGCAGCCGCGCCCGGATCAGCTTCCACGGCACCTGCGGCCACATCTCCATCGCCGCCGTCCACACCGCGGAGCCCGCCAGCGGCAGCACCGTAGTCCAGTCACCGAACCCGTGCGCCATACCCCACAAGAACGCCGCCAGCCAGCCCGAAGCGAACCGGGCCATCTGCGCGCGCACGTGGTACTTGCGCCATACCGCCTCGAGCTCCGCCTCCAGGGCGGTCATGCCCGGCATCAGCCGGCCAGCTTCGCGCCGAGGTGCGCCACCACGGCCAGGGCCACGCTGTCTGCGGACGCACCCGCGTTCAGCAGCGGCGCCAGGGCGCCGGCCAGCGCGGCGACGTCGACCGCCGGCACAGCCGGCGGCGGGATGAGAGCGGCCACCGCGGCCGCGAGGGCCTTGACGTCCACGGCCGGCGCGGCGGGAATCTTGGCGATCGCGCCGAGGACGTCCAGGACGTGCTGGTCGGACCAGGACACCACCGCGCCCAGATTGGTCGCACCGCCCTGCGCTCCGCCGCGCGGGACCTGGTGGGTGAGGACGGCGGCCGCGGCCGCGGCGGCCACCGCGTCGATGTCCTGCTGTGTCAGTGCCACGATCGTGTCTCCTGTCGGTGTAGGGGTTGCGCCGAGCAGCGCGACGAGCTGTGCGGCGGTGCCGCGGTAGGCGTTCATGTCGACGAGCTGGCCGCCGTCCGCTGCCTGGTTCGTGTACTGGTACAGCAGCGGCGTCACGCCGCCGTAGGGCTGCCAGCCCGCGGCGTTGTCGCCGGGGTACAGCTGCGCCGCGGTCCCCGAACCGCCCGGGTACGCCGACGACACCAGGCGCAGGCCTCGGTCGGCCAGCGGCGCCAGGTCCGGTGAGCCGATCTGCTGCCAGTACCAGTGCGGCAGGTACACCAGGCGCAGGTTCAGCCCGGCCGCGTCGGCAGCGTCGACGTACGCGATCACTTGGGCGAGCGTCGGCGAGAACGACCCGGCCGGCTCGACGTCCAGCATCCCGGGCAGCGAGGCGTCGCCGACGTTTGCGAGCGTGTGCGCCACCTGCGCGTGCGCGTCCTCACCCGAGAGGAAGTGGTACCAGATGAACGGTTTGCCCAGGGCCGCGGCCTGCCTGCGCCAGCCGGAGTAGCCGGAGTCGGTGTAGTAGGTGCCCTCGGTGGTCTTGGCGATCACGAACGAGGCCGCGGACAGCCGGGACAGGTCCAGGCCGTTCTGGTAGGACGAGATGTCCGGACCGAAGATCGTCACGTGCGCCTCCTTACAGGTCGTAGCAGGTCACTGCGATACGGGTGTGCGAGCTGTTGAACGTCAACGACCCGGCCGCTGCGGACAGATTGCCGCGCAGCTTCAGGGTGTGCGAGCCGGCCGAGGCCAGCGTCGGCTGCCACGTCTGCGCGAGCGTGGCTCGTGTCCCCGACGTGGTCATGGCGAAAATCGCCTGGCCGGATTGGTCGGTACCGTCGACGGTCAGCATTCCCAGGCCGACACCGGAACCGGCAGTGATCACCTGCATGTCGAAGATGCCGATCACCTGGCATACGGCGTTTGCGTGGGTGGTCGTGAACGTGACGGTGGCGCCGGTCAGGTCGGCCTCGGTCGTGGTGGTGAAGTTCACCGACCCGCTGGCCGCCGCCAGGGTGTTGATGATCTGACTTGAGCGGATGACCGCCTGCCAGGCTGATCCGTCGTAGACCAGCGTCCGGCCGGTGTCGGTTTCCCAGATCCCCAGGCCCGTGAACGGTGCGGCCGGCCGCGTTGAAGAGGTACAGACGAAGCTGGTGAACGACTTCTGCTCCCAGCTCGACCCGTTGTAGATCAAGTATCGGATGGTGTCGGTCTCGTAGATCTGCATCCCAGTGAACGGGGCGCCTGGGCGCGTCGAAGAGGTGCACGTGAACGTGGCGAACGCCTTCTGCTCCCACGCCGAGCCGGACCAGATCAGGAACCGCTTCGTGTCGGTCTCGTAGATCTCGGTCCCCGTCAGAGGCGATGCCGGCCGCGTCGAGGACGTGCACACGAGCGCGGCATACGTTCCGGCGGCCGCCGACGCCTGCGCCTCCAGGGTCGCAACCCGCTTGTACAGGTCGGACAGGTCGTTGATGAATCGCTGATCCTGCGGTGGCGAAAACGTCGTCACGTCGTGATACCCCCTAGGGCCAGCACGGTAGACTCGGGCTGCTGATCGGTCGGCGGCTTCACTGTCCAGCCGATGATCCGGACCAGCTGTTGCAGCCCGGGTGCGCCGCTGATCGGATCGGCCGGGTGCAAAGGGGAGGTCGCCACCAGGTTCGCCTCGTCGCCGAGCTGGATCTGCCCGGCGGTGGGGTAGCCTCCGCCGGCGATCGTGACCGAGGGGATCGTAGTGCAGCCGGACAGCCGGGCAATGCGGCCGTCGGCGACAGCGTCGATCTGCGCCTGGATGGTGATAGCCGCTGCCGTGTAGGCGGTGGAGTCCTCCAGCAGCGGGTAGCCGCTGGCCAGGTCGGTGGAGTTCTGCCCGTGTGTGCTGCCGGACTGCCACGGGATTGATCCGGCAGATGTCGCCGTGGCGAGCAGCGAGTTGACCGAGGCCGAGCCGACGCGCGGGAAGGCGTAGTCGGTGACGTAGGCGCTCGGATACAGCAGCTGAAGGTTCGTCGTGGCCACGGGCCGGCGCAGCGTCGGGTAGCCGAGCTGTAGCTGGATCTGCGGCACCGTGCCGGTGGAGTCCCAGTTCGGGGTGAAGGCGTACTCGAATCCGTACTGGGCAGTCAGCTGGTTGAGGCAGTCGAGGATCTTCGGGAGGTTCGCGGCGGCGAACGTCGTCGAAGCGGTCGCCCCGGCTGTCGAGCTGCCGAGCACGAGCGCGGAGACACCGCCGTTGGCTTTGCCCAGGGTGTAGGTCAGCAGCCCCCGGAAGATGGCGAACAGGTCGGTGGTGGTGAATGTCTGATTGGCGCGGACCTGTCGGCGGCTGAACAGCGATCCGACCTCGGCCGCGTTGATCGGCAGCTGGTTGGAGACGGCGGACGTGTGCGGCCAGTCCCATACGATGCCGGCCCAGATAGGAAAGCCGTCCTGAAGTACCCACAGCAGCGTTTTGCGCGGCTCGAGCGCGGCCAGGTAGGCGGCCTGGACTTTGGCAGGCAGCGCGCCGAGGTCCAGGTACGCCGATAGCGTGCCGGGCTGGCCGACGCCGCCGAGGCCCCGGCTGAAGCTGGACACGTGCAGCGGCAGCGTGTCGGCCCGTAGAGCGCCGGTGAGCAGGTCGGTGGTGAAGTAGCGGTAGGTGGACATCAGTTGAACGCCGGCGCGACCCGGATCGCGCCGCCCAGCATCGTGAAGGCGTTGCCGCCGGTCGAGCCCCCGGTGGCCGTGAACGTCACCGTGTGCGTGGCCGCGGACGGCGTGTTGTAGATGATGTAGGTGCCGGCGTCCACCGTTCCGTTCGCTGTCTCAGCCCCCTGTGTGATCGTCCAGGAGTCGACCGTCACCCCATCGATCTTCGCGAACAGGGCGATCGTGTCCCCGGCGACACCGTTGGGACTTTCCGACGCACCGCTCCACTTGCAGATGATCTCGACCTCGGTGACGCCGTCGGTGGTGACCGACACGCTGGCCAGCGTCGTTGAGCTGTTCGGCACCGACGTCGAGGAGAACGAGGCGCTGACCGGGGTAAACGCGGCCGTCTTGGGCTGCCGGGCGTTGCCGGAGGAATCCAGACGCCGTAGCCGCCCGGTGGTCAAGTCGTCCACGTACGAGCCGGTGGCGCCGTTGACCGTCGTGCCCAGTGCCGCGTTCGCGACGAGCAGGATCCCGCCCGAGGCGCTCGTCCACACCCGCTTGTCGGTGAACACGCCCGCCGACAGGGCGACGGCGTTCGCGGCGACCGCGATGTTGCACAGCAGCAGGGCGTTCGCCGGCAGCGTCGGCGCGACCGGCGACCCGGCCGGAGTGCCGGGCAGGATCTTGAACACGGTCGTCGAGGTGTTGTTGCCGTTGTCGACCACCACGGCGATGACGCTGTCGATCCTGGGGTTCGTCGGATCCGAGGCCGTGCACGTCAGCAGTGTCGTGGTGTCCAGCACCAGCGGCCACAGGCCCGCCGTCGCCGAGGCAGTGCCCTGCACCATGCACATTCCGGCGTTCAGGTTGAACGACATGCCTGACGTCCACACGCATCCCAACGGGTTGCCCTGTCCCGGGAACACGCCGGCGGTGCGTGCGATACCGGTTGACCCGGCTGCGGCGGTCGCCGTCAGCGGGGCGTTGACGCCGTCGCGCAGATCCTGCGCGGCGACCGCGATTCCGTCGAGGAAGCACGCGTTTCTCGCGCTCACCTGCGTAGCCATTTCAGAGCTCTCCCATCAGATCCATGCGTCGCGCCATTGAACGGTCATCGAGGCCCCGGGGCTGGCCGTGCCGTACAGCTGCACGGTTGTTGTCGAGGCCTGCGGCATCACCCACCAGGCGCTGGACAGGTCGGCCGGACGGAAGGCGCCGTTGAAGGTGGCGGTGCGGCTGTTGAAGTCGACGACGAGCTGGTCGGTGGCGCCCAGCGTCAGCGACGTGTACGACACCGTCTGGCCGGTGGTCACGTTCACGATCTGCGGCGCGATCACCGGGCCCTGCACCACAACCGTCGGCCGGGTCTCGAACGATCCGGCGTTGCTGGCCGATAGGGCCATTGGCGGAGCGCCGGCCGGGAGCGTGATCGGTGGCGTCCACGGCGGCGCGAGCCCGGCCGCGGCGGCGCCCTGGTTCACAACAGCCTGGTGCAGCACCGTGGAGTACTTGCGCGGGTCCGGGGCGACCAGCCCCACGGTAAACGTGGCCTCGACGTTGTTCTGGTAGGTCTCGGTGAGCCGGCCCGAACGCC